CACCTGATATTTCGGGGGAATCCAGAAATCCTCAAGGCGAAGGTAGACAAGTAGAATAATTATTAGGCAACTGATTATTTGCCTTTTTATTTATACAAAATTATAATTAAGCATATGAATATTGAGAAATCTCTATGGTCATCTAATGGCGATAATATCAACCTGTCTGTGCCCTTCACGAAAGTTAATCGTGAAAAGCGCACAGTTTCTGGTTTTGCTACGCTAGATAATCTTGATCAAACTGGAGATGTTGTCACACAGGAAGCATCATTAAAAGCGTTTGAAAGTTTTCGTGGAAATATCCGTGAGATGCATGGATCAAATGCAGTTGGCAAAATGGTTTCATTTAAGCCAGAAACATATTATGATCCAGAGACAAAAGAATTTTACAACGGTGTTTATGTAGATGCATATATTTCAAAAGGCGCACAAGATACATGGGAAAAGATTTTGGACGGAACCTTACAAGGATTCTCAATCGGCGGAAAGATTATAGATTCAGAGAACGAAGTAAACAAGTCCACAGGTAGACCAGTAAGATTTATTAAAGAGTATTCATTGGTAGAACTATCAGTAGTAGATTCTCCAGCAAATGAACTCTGCAGCATTTTGTCTATTCAGAAGATGAATGGCCAATTGCTATTTAAAGGCATTGCAGCAGAGACACAAGTAGAAAACATTTTTTATTGCGAAGAGAGCGATTCGGTGTTTATGTCGACAGAGTCGGAATATACATCACCAGTTTCTGGAAAGCCTGCAACTTTGATCGGTTGGGTTGAATCAAATGACGCAAACAAAGCAAAGGAAATAGATAGAATTCTTGATTTACATAAGTCAAGATTAACGTTGCCTGATACAAACAAAATTGCAAAACAGGCAAACGCAGAAGGAGGTAATGAAGTGTCAGAAAACACAGAAAACGTAGTAGTCGAAGAGACTCCTGCAGTTGAAGAAGCAGCTCCTGTCGAAGAGACAGCAGTTGAAGAAGCAGCCCCTGCCGAAGAGGCAGCTCCTGCTGAAGACGCTTCTGCCGAAACTCTGGAAAAAGCAGCCGACGTATCAGAAGTTGAGGTTGATGAACCTGATTTTGCAAAGATGCTTGGCGATCTAAAAGGCTTTTTCTCAGATACTCTAAATAAGGCATCGGAGGCTAATGCTGCACAAGTTACAGCTATCAAAGATACTGTAGAAACTTTCAGCAAGAGCGTCGATACTCGAATTTCAGAATTGGCAGAACAACATGCAGCACTTTCAAAGGCTGTAGAAGATATCAAGAGCACGATTGATGGCGTAGAAAAGCGTGTAGTAGCGGTAGAATCAGACACCGCAGTTAAGAAGTCCTCTGACCTTGGCGGGTCACAGGAAGTAACAATAAAGAAATCAAAATGGAACGGTTCTTTCCTCGGTTCCGTGAATGAACTTATTAAATAAAGGTAGGTGAAAAATAAACAATGAGCAATGAAATGTTAGAAAAAGCAGTTGCAGCAAACACAACTTTGACAACTGGAATGACTGGTAGCGCTACGGCGACTACAGGTGTCCATATTGGAGCAGAAGGAGAAGGTGGTCTACTCAACCCTGAGCAGTCCGCTCGATTCCTCGATTACATGTTTGATGCAACCGTAATTGGTAAAGTGGCTCGTACTGTTCGCATGCGAGCAGACACCACTGAGATTGATCGTATTGGCGTTGGTGAGAAGCTTATGGTTCTCGCTTCAGAAGCTGATAACACAGGTTCAAACTCTGCTGTTACCTTCTCCAAGATCTCTCTTTCAACAAAGAAGCTTCGCTTGGACTGGGAGCTTTCAACAGAATCTCTTGAGGACAACATCGAAGGTCCAGATCTAGAAGATCATATTGCACGAATGATGGCAACACAGGCAGGTAATGACATTGAGGATGTACTCCTTAATGGTGATACCACCAAGACATCAGACGACCTATATAAGGCGTTTGATGGTGTCGTCAAGAAGGCAAAGACCTACGGTCACGTTGTAGATGCTGCAGGTGCTGGAATCAGCCGTGCACTCTTCAACTCAGCTCTCAAGGAGCTTCCACGTAAGTACAAGCAGCGTCGTTCAGACCTTCGCTTCCTTGCAGGTTCCAATTTGATTCAGGACTTCCTATATGCAAACAGCATTGGAACCAATCAAACAATCCCACAAGATATCGCTTCAAGCATTATCCGTGGAGATACGCAACCTCTAGGTGGCCCAGCTGGATATGTGGCTCCATTCGCATTCGGTATTCCGATTGTCGAAGTTCCACTTCTTCCAGAAGCACAGGATGGCGACTACTCAGGCGAAACTGGCAACCATGGTGACGTCCACTTGACATTCCCAAATAACGTAGTTATTGGAATCAAGCGCGATGTAACCGTATACCGTTTCTTCTGGCCTCGTAAGGATGCTATCGAGTATACACTTTATACTCGTGTCGGTGTTCAAATCGAGCAGGCAGACGCATGGGTTGTAGTAAAGAATGTTAAAGTGGCTAGCTAATACATAGCAATCTGCTTTATGATATAATGGGCTTGGGAAACCAGGCCCATTATGTATTTAGGAGATAAAATGGAAAGATATAAATTAAGGTCACGTTGGGTTAAAATGTTATCTAGATGTGAAGATAAAGATTATCCTTTATATAAGGATTATGGCGGTAGGGGCATAAAAGTTTGTAAAGAATGGCATGACTTTAATAAATTTTATGAATGGTGCATCAATAATGGAATCCAGTCAAATTTACAAATAGATAGAATAGATAATGATGGAGATTACAAGCCATCTAATTGCAGAATTGTTACTAGATCAGAAAATGCAAATAACAAAAGAAATAACACTTATGTGGTAGCATTCGGAGAAAAAAAGACTTTATCTCAATGGGTCAAAGATAAAAGATGTGTTGTTAAAAAGGGTACTTTGCAAAGAAGGCTACGTTTGGGATGGGATCCAGAAGAGGCTTTGACCGCAAAACCCCTATCTGGTCGCCATTATAAGCCCAAAAAAGACTCTAAGTTCTACACAGCATTTGGAGAAAAAAAGACCCTGTTTCAATGGTCAAAAGACGATAGGTGTAAGGTAAGCTATAAAATGCTATGGCAAAGAGTAGAGATTCATGGGTGGGATATTAAAAAAGCCGTTACTAAGCCGCCAAAATCCCTTTCCAAATAATGCCCATAATGCTATAATTAAATGACCTATAGAAGGAGAAATTAATGTCATTTGATACATTAAAAGTTGCAGAGTTAAAGCAAATTGCAGAAGACTTTGCAGTAGATATTGAAGGGGCAGGCGGTAAAAAAGATATTATTGCTGCTCTTGCAGAAGAAGGCGTGACCTGGGCTATTTATCAAAAAGCCAAGGGTATAGAGGAAGAAGAAAAAGAAATGAATGAAACTTTAACAAAGGCGGCACCAAAAGTAGTTAATAAAGAAGACATGGTTCTTGTCAAAATGATCCGCCCTAATTTTAGTTATGAAACTAGAGGACATCGTTTTACCAAAGAACACCCATTCGTTGCTATGGACAAAGATACAGCCCAAGCAATATTTGACAAGGAGGAAGGCTTTGTTATGGCAACTCCAGCAGAAGTGCAGGAGTTCTACAGCTAAGCCAATAAAATGGCAGAAGTATTAAAGAATACAAATTCACCTGTTTACCACCAAGTTTTTTGGAAAGGCAATGTGGTAGATGCAGATGCTCTGCCAACTGTAAAAGTTTATGATATTACAGATAATCCAGAAGAAGAAGATCCTGGATTAACTTTATTATTAACAACTATAACATCAGAAAAAGATGAAACTAATATAGGACTATATGTAGCCTATCTTCCTCTTTTATATACTGGGTCAAACGCAACTTTGCGTTTGGTTTGGGAATATAACGTGGACTCAAACCCAGTATCGTATGAGCATGATGTATTTATAGTAACCCCTTATACAGATTTGTATCAAGCATGCGGATGCCTTGGAATTAGTACCGATCCTTCCGACCCAAATTATAAGTCATATAGAGAATTGGCGGCAGCCGAAAGATATGCTCGTAAACGCATTGAAGAGTACACAGGTCAAGTATTCTATTTATACAATGATGTAATTAGAGTTATGGGCTCTGGGTCAGATACTCTGACTTTGCCAGATAAAATAAATACTCTGCACAAGTTATACATCAACGATATTTTGCTTATAGACAATATCGTATCTCCAGCAGTTAATAATTGGGGATATGATGTACAGATATCTGAAACTGGATTTGGAATTAGAATCAATCGTGCAAATATGCTAGACAACACCGTATACGTCGCAAATGGTATGGTTCCACCAACAATTCACGACGGCGAAGGTGTATTTAGAAATAGCGTAATGTATGAAGTTCAAGGAAAATTTGGCTGGAAGAAAGTACCAGATGAAGTAGACTTAGCAGCAATAGAATTAATGAAAGACTTTTTTGCTAAAGATAATACATGGAAAAACCAGTATGTACAAAATATACAGGCTTTCGATTGGCAGGTTGAATATAATCCTGAAGTATTTATGGGTACGGGAAATGCTTACGCAGATCGACTATTGTCAGACTTTGTCGTAAATAAGGTCTCGCTTATCTAATGTCTTCGATTATTAATGCCATATTGTCCATGAAGATGGACGTATATAGGCAAGTAGATACACAGGACCCAGATACAGGGGCCCTTGTAAAAGAATGGATTTATTATAAAACTGTAGACTGTGCAGCAAAGGGAGTCATAAGCAATTCTTCTTCCACCCGCACAAATAGCATACAGTCATTTGGAAGTAAGTATACAAATGAAGAAATTTTACAGGTAAGAACTTTAGAGAAATTAACATTTAGAGAAAAAATTACTAATGTTAGAGATTCTAAAAATAACATAATTTGGAAAGAATTAAATTATCCTACCGAAACTCCTACTGTTTTTGAAGTTATTGGAAGTACTCCGCTTACAGACGCTTTCGGAACCGTAGTAGCTTACAACTCAGTAATCAAGAGATCGGAGAATCAGACAATTGGACTATAACCTCCCTTTAATTCAGGCCTCTAGCGGTCTTCGTACTCTTATGGTTAAATCAAAAAGTGGGGTGCTAAAAGAAAGCCTAGTAGCCCAGGTATCTGCATATGTATATTACAATGTGCAGGTAATTAGTAAATTAACTGCAAATGCTGCATTTAAAAATAAATTTAAAGAAGTTATATTTAAACAAATAGAGAAAGACTTTGGAGATTATGTAGATGCACAGGCTAGAATTAAACCAAAATCATTGCATCATGTATATGAGTGGGATAAGGCTGGAGATCCAGGCTCAAGATTATTTAAATTAAATAAGTTTAATACAGAAGGACTTTCATTTTCAATGACATATGAATTTCTCCCTTCTAAAAGTTTTGCTTCCGCCGAAGGTAATCGTAGACATGTATTTGTAAATAAAGCGTCTGTGATGGAGGCTGGAATACCCCTTAAAATTGCTCCACGCCATTCTAAGCGCCTTGTATTCGAGACCAATGGTTATACAGTGTTCATGCCAGAAGGAGCCTCTGTAATGGTCAGGAGGCCAGGAGGAGCGGGTGTGAAAAATTCATTCATGATGACATATTCTAGATTCTTTAAATCTAGTTTAGTTAATGCTTCAATTAAGAAATCAGGATTTCAGCAATTATTTAATAGATCTATGACAAGGGCATTAAAAGTTCCTGCTGATATAAAAACAATTAAATATTCATTTAATCCTAATACAATATCAATTCAGGCAGATGCAGCATTAACTGCCGCCTTTGGAGCAGCGCTATGACCGTAAATTATAAATTAGATGCAATGCTTGAGCTTCGCAAATACATTTGGACTAAATTGCAGGCGGCAGGCATATTTGATCCAGAAAGTTATTATAGCGATAACATCGGAGAGACCCTAGTCCCTATCATTCCAGTACAGCAGATTCCAGATATGAATCAATTTTTGAGCGGGAAGGATCATATAGTCTACGACAAAATAGGAGTATCCTATGACACCCTATGGCTTATCTGTAATGAACAAATCTTATTTACCGTATATTCAACAGATGTTTCCAAGATAAATGAAGTCAGAAATTTTATGATAGACGAATTTAGAAGAATGGATGAATCTGCAAAAGATGTAAATCTATCCTCAGGCTTTAATTCAGATAAGTTTAAGTTTCATAGCATTTATGTCGACGACATGTCTCCAACGGAGCCCTCAGAAGAGCTTCAAGGGTTCTATTCAGCAGACATTATCCTTGAAATAAAATATTCCCGTATAACAAACACCTCTGGTAGATATATTTAAGCAGGTTTGCCTTTTGACCTCTTATAGCCTAAAATTGGACATAGAGGAAAGAGGAAAGGGCCTAGCCAGCCTAACAATTTAATTTTTAAAATTAGGAGGTAGAAACAATGGCATTTAATAATGCTAAAAACATTATCGTCGGCGCAGCTCCAGTTTACATTTCTGTAAAGGATTCGACAGACCCAACATATACCGAAAATCTTCTTGATTCAGGTACAATTACGTTGGCTGCTCGTACTTCTGCAGCAACAACTCTAAACGCATCAGCTGATGTACGTAACGTAGGCTTTACAAATAACGGTCTACAAATTACTTACAACCCAACATTCGAAGATGTTACTGTAGACCAGTTGCTAGACGCAGCAAAGCTATTCAAGTCTGCTATGCAGGTCATGATTATGACTGAAATGACAGAAGGAACTTTGCAGAACGTTTTGACAGTATTTGGACAAGGCACTTCAACTCTTACAAAGAGTGGTTCAGCTTCAACTGATCAGTATCCAACTAAGGGTACAACAAGCGCAACTGATGCAGACCTTACTCTAGGTCTTGAGGCAGGTGCTCTTGGAATTGCTCCAACAGAGCGTCAGCTATTTGCAGTCGGACAAGCTCCAACATTTGCAAAGGGCACATCTGGAGATGTATCTGCAACAACAGAGCGTGTATACTATGCTCGCCGTGTTCTCTCTGTTCAACAGAGCCAGTTCACACTAGCCCGTAATACACCAACAACATTCCCAGTGACCTTCCGTCTTCTTCCAGACGCAAACTACGTCGGTGCGGAATACGGTAAGATTATTGACCGAGTATTGGCTTAATTAATTTAGGCTACTAGCAAAACCCCCATTTTTTATGGGGGTTTTGTGCTTGTATTAGTAATATCTATTTGTTATAATAATTAAGACTATCCAAGGAGGATAAATTGGCTACAACAGTATATAATGTAGAAGAAATTCAACTACAAAATGGGCAAAATATAAAGCTCAAACCACTATCTATAAAAGAACTACGTAAGTTCATGCAGGCTATTCAAAAGACTGCTGATGTAACAACTGAAGATGAAACGCTAACAATACTAATTGATGCGTGTGCAATTGCGTTAGAAAAACAGCTACCAGATTTGGTAAAGGATCGTGAAGCGCTAGAGGATGCTCTAGATGT